TTACAAGTTGGTTTAGTGCTTCCGAAAGTATATCAGCAGGATTAGCAGACAAAATAGAAATAAGCAAAGAGAATAAACCAAAGATAGTTAGTTCCGATGTTAAAGCTGCATGGCTTGAGGCAACAGAAATAATAAATAGTTACAAACCAAAAACAATTAATAAAATGGAAAACATTATTAACAAACTAGGTTTAGCAGTAGATGCTACCGAAGAAACCATTTTAGCTGCAATTTCAGAAATGGAAAACAAAATGAGCGAATTTGAAAAAGTTAAAAAAGCTTATGATGAAGCTAAAATGAAATGCAATGAATTATCAGACAAATTAAAAGAGCTTAAAAAAGCTAAAGATGAATCTGATGAAGAAGCAGAAAATGCAAAGAAAATGGAAGCTAAAAACAAAGCTGAAGAATTAATAAATGAAGCTGTTAAAGATGGCAAATTTACTAATGACTTTGCTGCTCATTGGACTAACCTAGCATTAGAAAATTTTGATGCTGCTAGCGAAATGATTAAAGGTCTTTCAGTTTCTAAAAAAGGTGTTGATATAGTAGTTAATTCAATAAACGAATCTGATGATTTGCTTACTAACATAGCTGCTAGAACAATGGCTAACTTACAAAATAAATTCAATAAATAATTAACAAATAAAAAACAGAAAAAATGGCTGAAGCGTTAAATATCCAAGACACCACATGGTCAGGACCTGCTGCGAGTTACATGATTACTAGAGCAGTAGTTGGTGCAGACACTATTGAAAAAGGTGTTATTTATGTAGAGGATGGTATCAAAAAGAAAAAGACTATCCCAAGAATTGAAGTATCTAACTTCATGCAAAGAAGAAGTGCTACTCCAATTTCTCAAGGAGATGTTGTAGTTGATGGTAGAGTATTAGAGCCACAAGACTTGATGCTTTATTATGAATTTAACCCAAGAGATTTTGAAGCTCACTTTTATGCTGAACAATTACAACCTAAATTGTTAGGTCGTGAATTGCCAGTTACTGCTGAAAACTTCATGGTAATGCAAACAATGAAACGTTTAAATGAGTTCTTTGAAAGCGCTATCCACAGAGGTCGTAAACAATATGATACACAAGGTGCTGCTGTTGACCCTACTTCTAAAGGAGATGTTGCAGGTGCTGCTGCTTATTTTTACTTTGATGGTTTAATTAAAAAAGCTTTAGATGCTGCTGATATTATTTCAGTTCCAACTCCAGTTGCTTTAACTTTTGGTAATATTAGAACTAAATTTCAGCTTGCTCTTAACCTAGTTCCTAAAGCTTTGCTTTACAAATATGGTAAAGGTGGTCTTAAATTTATCGTTTCTTATGCTGACCAATTAAAATATGAGCAAGCATTAAGAGAAGATGCTTACAAAAATCAGGACACTACTGAATCAGGTATCAACAGATATTCAGGTTATGATGTAGTTCCAGTTGCAGGTTTACCTGAAAATACTTTTTATGTAGCTATTGCTAAACCTGATATTGATTCAAATCTTTGGTTAGGTATTAACAGCACTGAAGATAACCAATTACAATTAATGAGATTGCAAAACAACTCTGAAATGTTCTTTGTTAAAGGTCTTTTCAAAATGGATACTCAAATTGGATTTGCTGACCAATTAGTAATCTACACTACTATAACAGCTTAATTAAATGGGGGCTTAAAAACCCCCTTATTTTAAACTTATAAAAACTAAAAAATATGCCACGTTTCGGATTATTAAAAAACGAAGATAACACAGGTAGAGTTTTAAACTTTGCTAAATTAACTCCTGCTTATGCAGCTTCAGTTACTATTGTTCCTAATGCTTTTAAAACTTTTGTTATACCTGCTGATTTAACAGGTGCTTTATCATTAGTTGCTACTGTTTCTTCTTCACAAGATTGTGATGAATTAGTATGTGTTTTTAAAGCTTCAGCTGCTAACAGAGTAGTAACTTTCTCTACTGGTTTTGCTAGTGCAGGTACTTTAACTGTACTTTCAGGTAAATCAGGTTCAATATCTTTTATATTTAATGGAACTGCCTTTGTTGAAAGAGGTAGAGCTTTAGAAGCTTAATAATTTTTTCTTATGGAAGAATTAAAAGAATTTTTGTTATCACAACCTCACGTACAAACAATTTATTTTATAGATGAAGTTTGGTCAATACATAAACCAAGTAAAGAATATAAAGTAAAAACTAGAGAAGAATTGTTAGGTTCTTTGAAAGGAGAAAAAGAATGTGAAACAAAAGACAAACTAACAAAAAAAACCAAATAATTATAAACAGCTTAAAAGAGAAAAAGCCACTTATTATCTAATGGGTGGCTTTTTTTCTAAGAGCATAAAACCAAAAAACAATGTTACCTAATATCACGTTTAATTATGGACAAGGTGGACTTGGTAGACCTTTGACAGGAGAGGATTTCATTAGTGGACTAATGTTTGTCAATTCTTCTTTACCAAGCGGTTTTTTATCTACCGATAGAATAAAAAAAGTATTCTCTTTAGCAGAAGCTGAAGCTTTGGGAATTAACAAGCTTTATTCAGATGAAACTAAATCAACTGCTACTTATTTAGTAACTACTAAAGCTACTGTTGCTGATACTCTTACTTTAACTTGTGCTACTATTGAAGGTACAGTTAAATTAATTAATAACTATGCTTTTGTTACTGCTGATGCAGTTTCTACTTCTACTACTGCTACTGCAATAGCTGCTCAAATCAATTTAGGAACTACTACGCATGGATTTACAGCAATAGCTAGTACTGCTACTGTAACTATTACAGCAGTTGCAGGTCAAGGTGTATTCTTAAATTCAGGTACTCCTTATGTAACTATTATTATAGGTGCTTTAGTTGGTACTTTAACTCAAAATGTAGTTGCAGGTATTGCTTCTAAAAGAGCAGTAGAATGGTATCATGTATCTGAATTTTTCAGATTACAACCACAAGGAGTTATTTACATAGCTTATTATGCTACTTATGATGCTGCTAACGTAGCTTTAGTAAGAGATTATGCTAATGGAACTATAAGACAAGTTGGTGTTAATCACGATTTTTCTACTGCTTTTGCTACTTCACAAGTAACTGCATTACAAACAGTAGCTACTGATTCAGAAACTCTTTACAAACCATTATCTATTGTTTATAATCCTGAAATTAGCGGAACTGCTACATTATCAGCTTTAGTAGATTTAACTAGTTTAGCTTCTAAAAATGTATCGGTATCTATTGGACAAGATGGTGTAGCTTATGGTTATAAATTATGGAAAGCTACTGCTAAATCAATTGGTTCTTTAGGCGCAGTATTAGGTGCAGTTTCTGCTTCTAGCGTATCTGAATCTATTGCTTGGGTAGGTAAATTTAACATGAGTAATGGAATTGAATTAGATACCCTTATGTTTGGTGTTAACGCATCAGGAGCTAATGTATTTTATAATAATGTTGCTGATTCTCAATTAACTTCTTTAAATAACTATGGTTATGTATTTTTAAGAAAACTAATTGGAATAACAGGTAGTTATAATACACCTCCAACAACCTCTACATTAAGCTCTAATGATTTCCATTTTATTTATTCTAATAGAACTATTGATAAAGCTACAAGAGGCGTTAGAGCTTCTCTATTACCTTTGCTTTCTAGTCCTATTAAATTAAATTCTGATGGTACTTTAACAGATACTACTATTGCTTACTTTATTTCTCAAGCTAACATCAATTTAGATGCTATGGTTAGAGATTTAGAATTAAGTGATTTTGAAGTAACCATTAATACTGCACAAAATGTATTAGCAACTAATAACATTACAGTAGCAGTTAAATTACTTCCAATAGGAGTAGCAGATTTTATTACAGTTAACATAGGTTTCACTACATCAATTTAAAAAATAAACAGTTATGGCAACACCTTTAATAAATGGCGTTAGTTATGGTTGGGGAAACATACAATTGGTACTTTTCGGAGTACCTGTTGTAGGTATCACTAAAATCGACTACAAAGCTAAACAGACAAAAGAAAATCTATATGGTGCAGGTTACAAACCAGTATCAAGAGGTTATGGTAAATATGAGTATGAAGGTTCAATAGAAATCTATACTGAAGAATGGAAAAGAATTATAGCTGCTGCTCCAAATCGGGACCCACTTTCAATAGCTCCATTTGATATTGAAGTAGTTTTTGCAGCTAACAGAGTTGCTCCTAATAAAGATTCTTTAAAAATGTGTGAATTTTTAGAAAATCCTTTAAGTTCATCAGAAGGAGATACTTCTATAAAAGTAAGTATTCCATTAATTATCGGAGATATAGTAAGATAATTTTAAAAATATTTTGTAATTTAGCCCCGTAAGACTAAACCAACAAAATATTATGGAAAAAAACAAAGAAACAGCTTTAATAATTAATGATTATGAAGCTACAAAAGTAAGATTATCTAAAGAATTAGGTAGAGAAGTTCATGTTTGTGTATTTGAAACAGAAGAAAAAGAAGAAATAATAGGTTATTTAAAAGAACCTGATAGATTAGTAAAGATGAGAGCATTAGATATGTCTTTACAAAGTTGGACTTCTGCTGCTAATATTTTATTAGAAACTTCTTTAATAAAAGAATATTCAGACCCAAGAATTTTAGATGAAAATCCTGATAATGATAAGATTTATTTTGGATTTTTAATGAAAGCTAATGAATTGGTTAAATTTTACTCTGAAAAACAAAAAAAAAGTTAGCTCAACACGAAATAACTGATGAAAGTAGCGAAGAAAGACAGATAAGTGCTTTACTTCGCTATTTTTTTAAAATTGACCCTGACATTTTGAGTGATGATGATTTTTATATGAGATGGGGAGAATTAAAATGGTGTTTAAAGAAATTTGATAAAATGAAATAATATGGCTTCCAATACTAATGTACAGTATACCTTAACCTTAAATGACTTATTTACAAATAAGATAAAAAATGCAACTTCTGCAACAGAAGCATTAAATAAAAAAATAAGTGGAATTGCAGGTATAGTTGCAGGTAGTTTTATTTCTAATGAAATTAAACAATTTGCAAATAATGTAATGGAAACTACTAGAAAAGTAGAGGAAATTCAAAATCAATTAAATTTTGCAGCAGGAAGTGTAAGACAAGGAGGAGCAGATTATGAATATGCAAGACAAAAAGCAAATGAACTAGGTTTAGATTTATTAACAACAGCAAAAGCCTTTGCTAGAATGCAGGGTGCTGCTATGGGAACTTCTTATGCAGGAGAAGGTGTAAGAAAGATATTTGAAGGTGTGTCAATGGCTTCTACTGTATTGCATTTATCTGCTGATGAAACAGAGGGTACTATGTATGCTTTACAACAAATGATGAGTAAAGGTAAGGTAAGTGCAGAGGAGTTAAATAGACAGTTAGGAAATAGATTGCCCGGTGCATTAGGTATAGCTTCACGAGCTATGGGAATGACAGCAGGTACATTTATGGATTTAATGAAACAAGGTAAAATATTAAGTGAGGATTTCTTACCTAAATTTGCTGAACAATTAAAAAAAGAATTTGCAGGTGGAGTAGAATCAGCAAGAGAAAGCATTACAGTACAGACTAATTTAATGAATAATGCTTTAATAGATTTCCAATATAATTTAGGAGAAACTACTAAGGGATTACAATTAGGAGTTATAAAAGGATTAACAGCTTTTTACGAAAAATTATCTGAAGGTTCTAGGTATTTAAAAGAACATAATTCATTAGCAAGAGGATTAGGAGTAGGATTAACAATATTAGCAGGAGGATTTGCCATAGCAACAATAGGTATTTTAGGATTAACTACTGGAGTTTGGGGATTAGTTGCTGCATTATGGGCAACAGGTATTCCTGAAATTATTATTATGATTTCTGCATTAGCAGGTACTTTAGTTTATGCTTATAATGAATATGAAGGATTCCATAAAATAATTAATGCTTCAGTACCTAGTATTATAGCAATAGGAAAAGCATTATGGGCAAGTTTTGTTATGCCTTTTAAAGCAATTTATCATGCAATAGCAAGTGTAGTATCTTTAGTTAAAGGAGATTTTTCAACAGCAGGAGAACATTTTAAAGGATTAACTGATGCTTTTTTAGACCCTTGGAGAGCTTTAAAAGAAGGTATTACAGAAGCAGACAAAACATATAGAGAAAGTTCTTTATCAAATGTTTCTAAAACCAAACATTTTAATACTTTATCATTTTTTAATCAAGGAGTAGAACCATATAATCCTAATATAGAATCTTTATCAGATTATATGAAAAGGGTTAAAAATAGCAAAGAAAAAGGTCTTAAAGGTGCAAAAGGAGAAGATTCAGAAACTAAAGCAGCTAAAAGCACAGCAGGAATTGGAAAAGGCTATGGTCATAATATATATATTAACATTAATAAGTTAATAGAAACACAGAATGTAAGGGTAGAAAATGCTGCTAGAGATTTTGCCAACAATATAGCAGAGGAAGTAAGTAAAGCTTTATTAATGGCAGTAAATGATGCAAACCGAATAGCAACTCAATAAGACATGGCAACAAGATTTAATATACCACAAACACCAGAGCAAGTAGTAAATACTTCTGATTTAATTATACAAACTTATGGTTTAGGAGCTTTAAAAACTGGTATTTATATAGCAGGTGTAAATAGAGTAGAAAAAAGGGCAACGTCAAAAGAAGAAACCAATCCTTATAATACTAAAATACCTACACCTCCTGAACAAGATAGCCCTAAAACACATTCATTTTTACCACAATATTCTTCATTTTTAAATACAGCAGTATTTAGTGATTTAGATATATCTTTTACTACTGATGCAGGAACTATTTTAAATATACAAATACCTACTGTATTATTTACAGTTACACAAAGTAAAAATATAATAACTACTGCTATACAAGGAAGAAATGGAACTGTAAAAGAATATATTAGTGATGGAGATTTTAAAATAAATATAAAAGGAGTTATTACAAATAGTAATGGTAAATATCCTCAATTTAAAATTGATAAAGGAATAAGCACAGTTAATGATTTATTTCAAATGTGTCAGTTAAATAAAGCTTTAACTGTTAATAGTTGGTATTTATGGCAATTTTGTGTTTATGAAATGGTTATTACAGATTATGAATTTCCACAATTAGAAGGTCAATATAGTTCACAACCATTTGAAATAAATGCTATTTCTGATACACCATTTGTAATTAATAATACAACTTCTGAAATTAAAAAAGCAATTAACAGGAATTATATATCTTTTATTTAAAAATAAATGTTAATACTTAGAAGCTATATTAAATTAACTCAAAAACCTACTGATACATATCCTAATAGGAATAAAGTTATAGTATTTGACTTTGTTAATGATATAGAAATTAATTCATCATGGCAAAATCTTACTGATACAGGTAAAATGATTATGCCTAAAAAAATTTATTATCAAGATGAATTAGGTAAAAATATCACTTTTGAAGGAAGGAATATTATATCAGGAGATGAGTTAGGGGTTCCTTTAATTCTAAGAGGGGATGAAATAAAAATAGATTTAGGATATACTTATGAAAATGTATCTATTAATAAAGTAACGGGGCAAACACAAAAAGAAGAGGTTACTGAATATAATACAGTATTTGATGGTTATATTTCTAATATAGATAATAGGATGCCTATTGAAATCCATTTTGAGGATAAAATGTGGCTTTTAAAGCAAGTTCAAGCTGAAAATAAGACTTATACTGGCACGTTAGAAGAAATGATAGCAGAGATGCTTGCATTAGTTCCTAATCAGCCATTTACTATGAGTAATTTTACTTCTACTAAAGTTGGTAATTTTACTACTAAAAATGAAACTATTGCACAAGTATTAGAAAGAATACAAAAAGATTTTAGATTTGAAAGTTTTATACGAGATAATGAAGTAAGATGTGCATATATTGTTTATTATCCACAAGATAATAAAGACCATATATTTAAATTTCAATATAACATTATTGATGATGATTTGCTTTATAAAAGAACAGATGATGTTAAAATAGGCATAGAAGTAAAATCACATCAATTAATAGAAGTTCAGGGTAAAACCAATAAAGATGGAACTAAAAAGTTTAAAACTGATAAGTTACATTATTTTGGTTATTATGATAAAGCTCCTGATAATACTACTCAATTAAAAATAGTTCCTATTGATGATAAACCTACTGCTTTTGATGGGGAGATTAGAACTATTAATGGTATGAAAATGGAAGAAGAAACATTAATAGACTATGTTTCTAAAGAAATAAAACGAGTTACTTATACAGGTTGGAGAGGTAAATTCACTACCTTTGGATTACCAAGAGTAAAACATGGAGATACTGTTGAAATAGTTGATGAGGTCATCCCTGAAAGAACTGGTAAATTTAAAGTAAAATCTGTTAGAACTACTTTTGGAATGAGTGGATTTAGGCAAGAAGTTTATTTAGATTTAAGAGTAGATTTTATTTCACCTGAAGAAATAGCAAGAGGATTATGAGTATTGAAAATAGAGGTATAAAAGAAGGTATACAACGATTAGCAGGTACTTGGGGAAAAGATTATGTTTCTATTATAGAAGCAGAAATAATAACCGTAGATGAAACAAATAGAACTGCAATAGTAAAACCTTTATCAGGAGATTATAATTCTAATTTAACTGTTAATTTATTAGCATCTCCTAATGATGGATTTATATTAGTTCCTAGTGTAGCAAGTACAGTAATAGTTGCTATGACAAATAAAAATGATTATTTTGTTGTGCAATTTAGTGATATTGACAAAGTTAGAATAACAATAGGTCAATTTGAAATATTAATGACTGAAAATGAGTTACTATTAGGAGATGGTAGCCTTGATGGATTAGTTAAAATTAGTGATTTAGTTACTAAGTTAAATAATATAGAAAACAGATTAAATATTATAGGTACATGGGCAGCAACAGTAACACCTCCTTTAGCTGTAACACCATTAACACCAACAATTAAAGCAGATTTAGAAAATACTAAAATTAAACAAGGTATATAATGGCAGCAGCAAAAGACTTTAAGCAATCAGAAGATGGGGATATATTATTTCAATCAGGGGATTTTTTTGTTGATTTTAGCGACCAACAGCATATATTAGATATAGTTTATTCTGCTCCTAGTTGGTATAAAGAATATCCTTCTTGTGGTGTTAATATACAATATTATTTAAGTGGAGCAGGGTTAGGAGCGCAATTAAATAGAAATATGCAGTTACAGTTACAGGCTGATGGATATACTGCTACTAATTCAACTTTTGTGCAGGATTATGAGGGTAATTTAAACTTACAAACTGATGCTACTAGAATATAGAACATTATCTAATCAGACAGTAGAAGATGTATGTATAATAACATATAATTCTTTAGAAAGATTAACTAAGCTTGTTAATGATAATACTATATTAAATTTAACAGATTTACAAGTAGTATCAGGCAAAGTTATTTATTATGATAGTGATTATATAGTAAGCAGACCTGTTGAGGTAACTACTGCCACAGTTCCTGAAACAGAATATATAAAGAGTTATACTGGAATAGAAGGACAAAGTATATACGATGTATGTATACAATTGTATGGAAGTTTAGAAAATTTAGTAACTTTGTGTTTTGATAATAATCAAAGACTTACTAATGGAGATAATGTAAAAAATATACCATTTTCATACAATACTAAAAAAATAGATGATATATTGTTAGTAAATTACTTTAAAACTTTAGGCACAGGATTAGGCACATATTCTCTAGCTATTGCACAAGGTAAATCATACAACCAAAACGCATTTGATGATTCATTTAATTAATTATGAATAAGACAGATTTAGATAATTACATAAACTCTAAGATTTATACCAATGCCACAGAGGACATTACAGGCAATAGATTACAAGAGGTTTTAAGAACTATCAATGAAAGTGTAGAGAATAACTCTAATAAAGGTATTGCTAATGGTTATGCACCTTTAAATGGCTCTACAAAGATTGATTCCACTTACTTACCTTCTTATGTTGATGATGTTATTGAGGTAGCAAATTATGCTGCTTTACCTGTAACTGGAGAAACGGGTAAAATATATATTACTATTAATACGGGTTTATTATATAGATGGAGTGGTTCTGTTTACGCACAAGTTGGTGGTTCAGACCCTGTTTGGGGTACTATTACAGGAACATTAAGCAATCAAACAGATTTACAAGATGAATTAGATGCAAAACTTAATGACCCTTTAGGTACTTCTTCTCAATATATAAAAGGAGACGGTACATTAGGTACTTCTGTTAGCGGAACTGTAACTAGTGTGGGGTTAACTATGCCAAGTGCATTTACTGTTGCTAGTTCGCCAATAACTAGTAGTGGAACTATTGCAGTAACGGGAGCTGGTACAGCTTCCCAATATGTAAGAGGAGATGGTCAATTAGCTGCTTTTCCAACAGGTACAGGTGGCGGTTCTTCAGTATATTACTATTTAAATGGTAGTATTAATGCAAGTGTAATAGGTTACAAGCAATTAGATAACACAGCTATAATTGGTGCAGGTACTGACTTTAATTTAACAGG